CTTTAGCTGCTATAATTGGTGGTGGTACTGGTACAGGTACTGTAACTAGTGTAGGTGCAACAGCAGGTACAGGAATAAGTATTGCTGGTACAAATCCTATAACTACAAGTGGAAGTTTTACAATTACTAATACTGCTCCAGACCAAATAGTTACTTTAACTAGTGGAACAGGTATATCAACAACTGGTGCATATCCTAATTTCACTATAACTAATACTCAACCTTCAAGTGGAGGTACAGTAACAAGTGTTGGATTAACTATGCCAAGTGCATTTAATGTTGCTAACTCACCAATAACTGGTAGTGCAACATTTAATGTTACTGCAGCTGGTGTACCTTCTCAATATGTAAGAGGAGATGGTGTTTTAGCTTCATTTCCTGATATATCTGGAGGTGGCGGTGGACAAGTATACTATTTAAATGGAAGTGTTTCACAAGGAACAATAGGAGGTAATATTTTTGAACAATTAAGTACAGCTGCAATTACTACTCCTCCTGGTGTTGATTTTACATCAGGTACTATAGATAATGTTGCTTTTGCTAATTTTATTACTGATGTAGGAAAACCTACACAAGAAGTTATACCTTCAGGTGTTTGGATATTTCAATGTTACTTTACTTCAACAAGTAATACAACTGAAGTTTATGCAACTGTTGAGGTTTATGACGGAAGTACATTTACTGTTATATCTACATCTTTAAATGAAATTATAACTGATGGTTCAAATCTACATTTATATACATTTACTTGTGCTGTACCAGAATATAATCCTTTAATTCCTGTAGATAGAATAGCAATAAGATTTTATCCAACTAATCTTGGTGGAAACACTATTACATTACATACTGAAGATTCACATTTAGGCAGTATACAAACTACCTTTACTACAGGTGTAGCTTCTATAGATGGATTAACAGCAGCTGCACAGTATTTATCAGTAGGTACTACTGGTACAGATTTTAATATTGGAACAAGTGGAGTAGATACACATGTATTCAATTTACCAACGGCAAGTGGTACAGTGAGAGGAGCTTTAAGTAGTAGTAATTGGACTACCTTTAATAATAAGCAAAATGCATTAATTGGTGCAGGATTGGTATTCTCTGCAGGAGGAATAATATCTTATGATTCAACTATATATACTCCTGAAAGTAGAACTCTTACAATTAATGGACTTACTTTAAATTTGTCTGGAAATAGAACGTGGAGTGTAGGCACTGTAACTTCAGTATCTGCATTAACATTAGGTACAACTGGAACAGATTTATCTTCTACAATTGCAACTGGTACAACTACACCTGTAATTACTTTAAATGTACCTACTGCTTCTGCATTAAATAGAGGTGCTTTAAGCTCAACAGACTGGAGTACATTCAATGGTAAAATAGGCGGTAGCGGAACTCTAAGTTATGTACCAAGATTCACTGGTACAACAACAATAGGCAATGGTGTTATTCAAGACAATGGCACTAATGTAGGTGTAAATGTTGCTCCAAATACTCCTTACAAGTTTAGAGTTAATACTTCTACCGCTGCTCAATATGCTATTTATGGTGAAGGATTAGGTCAAGGATTTAGCGGTGTAGCAGGTATAACAAATGGCGTTGGAGTTTTCCAAAATGTTGGTGTTTATGGTAGTTCAACTGGAAGTACAACTTTAAATGTTGGTGTTCAAGGAGAAATTGATAATGCTTTATCTGTTAATATAGGAGGTCAATTCAGTGCAGCAAGCGGTAGTGCAAATTACTCATTACAACTTCAAGATGGTACTGAAACAGTTGGTAGATTTTTAAAGTGTATTACTTCTGATGGTAAGGCAAATTGGTCTGTGTTACCTACTAACGGTATTGGATTTTCACCAATGCCTATTTCAGTATGCGATACCGCTCCAACTGCTGCTACTACTCAATATTATTATCAAACAATAAGTGAAGTTACAGGAACTATCTCCAAAGTAAAATTATGGGGTTTTTCTGGAACGGATTTAGTTCTATTTGGAATTTACAGAGGAGTTTTGGGTGGTTCAATGACTTTAATAGGTCAAGGATCTGCGACTTGCAGTCTTGGCGCAAATGAAATTACACTTGTAGCAGAAGTAGGACAAAATTTAAATTTAACAGTTGGAGAAAATCTTGTTGTAGGTTACTATGCTGACGGAACGAGTTGGAGAACAATATATGATGTAGGGATTTCGGATGCTGCATTTGGAATAATTAATACAGCAAATATATTAACTATGCCTTCAACACCAACTGGTACTGCTACTGCTATTCGCTTCGCTTGTACTTTATATTCATAAAATGGATAATGTAGCCATAGAAATAAGAGAACAGTTTGAATTATAATACAAGTTAATAATATTAGTTTACAGTTAATTTTGATTATATAAAAAATTTTATTATATTATATTATACTCATTTTTGTAAAGTAATTAATATTAATATATATATATAATGGATTTTAGTCAAATAACATTAGTTGCAATATCAGCTGCAATTACAATTATAGGATACTTTTTAAAACTTGTGCATTCTGATGTAAGAAGAGCTACGGAAGATATGGGAAAGTTAAAAGGTAAGATAGAACTTGTTGATCAAGAAAACAGATTAAAATACCAAGGTATTCAAGAAATCACTCAGCATGAATTAAAAAACATGGCTCAAAAAATTGGTGATTTGTCTGACACAGTTCATGAGTTAGTAAAATATCAAATAAACCAAAGACATTAATACTATGAATATAAAACAAAGATTCTTAGCACCTACTCCAAAGTTTTGGAAAAAGATGCAAAAACTTGGTATTGCTTTAGGAGCAATTGGAGGAACTTTATTAACTTTACCTGTTTCATTACCTGCAGGAATAGTTACATTAGCTGGTTATTTAACAGCAATTGGAGCTACAGTTGCAGCAGTAAGTCAAGTAACAGTTGAACCTCAAGTTAATAAAGAAGAAGTAAATGAGCAAAAATAATGTTAGAATCTATACTGATTCTCAAATATTAGATAGAATACAAAAACTTAGTACATTCAAAGCTCTTCCTAAAGAATACTATATAGTAGGTATAAGAAGTACTGAAGATGATACAGATAAGTTTGATGATAAGTTTTACATCTTTAGAGATAAAGAGTTTGTAACAATGACAACAGGAACTACCAATCCTGGTAAACCTGTTTTAACTGGTGGATTTCTTAAGTATAATAAGAATGGTGCAGCTGTAGTTAAATCTGATTCTTGGTATTATGATGTATGGTCATATGGAAAACATATGAGTAAAATGCCAGCCTTATTACAAACAGGTCCTATAACTGTATATAGAGATGGTGATCAAGATGGTAAAACAGAAGAACAAGGTAAATTAGAAACTGGATACTTTGGTATTAATTTTCATGCTGCTACTTATGATGAATCCTTTAAAGGATTACAAGAAAACATTGGTGGATGGTCTGCAGGTTGTCAAGTAGTTAATGATAAGAAAAAGCATTTAGAAATCATAGCTCTAATAAAAGCACAGAAAAAAATCAGTTATGTTTTATTAAAAGAATTTGATGTATGAAATTTAGAAACAATTGGGAATCTCCAAAAAAACAATGGGACAAGGTGTTGATAAAACTAAAACTTGCAAACCTAGAGTTTTTTGCTATAGAGATTGATGTAACAAGAAACTTTTATTTACTTACTATACTTAACTTTACTGTAAAGAATAGATAATAATATAAAGATTAATTGAGTCCAGGTACCATAAGTATCTGGATTTTTTGTTTTACACATTATAGATTTAAACTTTTATTGTATATTTGTTTAAACTTAAAATGTATAAAAATGAAAAATCAAACTACAGAAGAGCAATTGAGTCCAGAAGAACTACTTGCTAGAAAAGAAGAAATGAAACAATTCTATGATGAATCTGTTCCATATTTAGAATCACAATTAAAGTATGAGCATTTACTTACAGAGATTGAGAATGCTAGATTTAAAAGAGCAACTCTACAATATCAATGGGCTAGTATGATGCAAAATTCAACTCCAGAAGAAGGTGCTGAAAATGAATCATCAGATAATGAATCTCCTAAAGAAAGAAAATTAAAAAAATCATAAGACATGGCTTTAGTAAATCAAGTACAGAAGCGTGTTAAGATGCCCAAATGGGATGTAGTAAAATTTCAAATATTAACTCATTGCTATATTAATCACATAGCAATGAGTGAATCTGATTTAAACTGTCTTACTTTACTTAGTTTTAATGAACCACTTGAGTTAACTGATTTTTGTTATGATGCATCTGCTGAAGAAGGATGGATTTTTAAATCTCCACAGACTGTTAGAAACTGTATTAATAAAGCAGAAAAAAACAACTTAGTAATTAAGGATACAGCTAATAAGAAATTGATTATGCTAAATCCAGATTTAAAAATTCAAATTAAAGGAACTGTATTATTAGACTATAAATTTTTAGGCCATGATACCGAAGAAAGCAAATGAGTTATATAAGTCAGTTGCTGAAGATCTAAACATAGAAGAATCTTTAGTAGAAGATCTAGTAGACTTCATGTATAAAAACTTAAGAAAAAATTTAAGTAACTTAACTCATCCAAGAATTAATCTTGATGGTTTAGGTCAGTTTGTTGTTAAAACAAAAGCAGTAAATAAATCAATAGAAAGAATTACTACTAACTTATTAAATCATGATACTTATACTTTTAGTGCCTACTTTAATAAGAAGACTCTAGAAAGTAAATTAGCTAGCTTGATTAAATTAGAGGCAGAAATAAAACAGCAAAAATTAAAAAAGGATCAATTTAAAAAGAAAAAAGATGAAACCAAATCTTAAAGAAATCTGGAAAAATAGAAAACAAATAATAGAAGGTATAAAGAATTCTGTTATGAGAGATGCATTTGTAGAACAGATTGCTGCTGAAAGATCAGAGATCTGTAATGTATGTGTAAGAAAAGATGATGAAGGTGGCTCATGTGTAATGCCCGGAACTCAACCTTGTTGTAATCTATGTGGTTGTTCTTTATCTTTTAAACTTAGATCATTGTCATCTGATTGTCCAGATCTAAGATGGAAAGCAATTGTATCAGAAGAAGTAGAAGATAAACTTAATGAACTATGAAAAATCAAACATGGACATCAAATGTAACAGAAGAAGTTGATCTATCAATAACATTTAATGGTGGTCAAACTAGTATCATGAATAGTTTAACAGAATTAAGTGAAACACATGCTACAAATTCTGAAAGAATTGAAATGCTGGAAAGTGAAAACCTATTATTAAAATTAAGACTTCTTAAATTAGAAGCTGTATTTAATAATAAGGAAGTTGAAAATTTAAAGTGTATGTTGAGATCAGTTGATCCAGCATCAGTACAACTTGCTAAACATATTATTAAAAATGCATAATCATGAGCATAATATTTAATGCTGCAGATCATAGTTACAAAAGTTTAAGTTCTGAAGATAATATCAATTGGATTAGTGTTACTACTTTAATCTCTCATTTTAAAAAACCATTTGATGCTAAAAAAGTAGCAGAGAAGGTAACTAAAAATAAAAGATCAAAGTGGTTTGGTCTTGATCCAAAAGTTATCCAAGAAATTTGGGATAATGAATCTAACAGAGCTCTAACACTTGGTACCTATTATCATAATCAAAGAGAAGCAGATTTATGTTCATTAGCCTCTATTGAAAGAGAAGGTATTACAGTTCCTGTGTTTCCACCATCTGGTGAAACAAATGGAGTAAGAGTAGCACCAAATCAAAAACTAGAAGCAGGTGTGTATCCTGAGCATATGGTGTTTCTTAAATCAGCAGGCATATGTGGTCAATCAGATTTAGTAGAAGTAGTAAATGGTAAAGTAAATATAATTGACTACAAGACAAACAAAGAGATTAAGAAAGAATCTTATGTAGATTGGGAAGGGGTATCTGATAAATTAACAGAACCTCTTTCTAATCTAGATGATTGTAATTTTAATCACTATGCTTTACAACTTAGTATTTATATGTATATTATACTAAAGCATAATCCTAAATTAAAACCAGGAAAGATGTTTATCCATCATGTATCATTTGATATAGAAGGAGAAGATTCATATGGTTATCCAATAGTAAAAAGAAATAGTAATAATGAACCAATTGTGAAAGAAGTTATTCCAATTGCAATTCCTTATTTAGTAGATGAAGTATTATCAATATTACATTATATTCAAGATCATGAAATCACAAAGAAAAGAAAATAGCAACTACATAGAGATTGAACTTATATTAGAAAATGCTATGTTAAAAGACTTAGGTATTACTGATGAGTTTACTGGTAAAATGATATTATGTTTGGATAGTATTGAAGGAGTAAGAAATGTGTACAATGAAGATATGGAATTAGTTGATGATGAGGTGTTATTATATTTGAAGAGCGGGGACATCTTTACAACAAAAGGTACATATGATTATTACAAAAAACTTTTAAATGTATGTTAGTAAAACTATTTGATGTACATAATGGAACAGTAGTACCTACTGAACACTGTTATACATTATCTTCTCTAAAGGATTTAATGGATGACTATCCAGAAGATTACATAAAAATATATCAGTATTTGTTTTATATGACATGTCCTAATCCTGATATGAATCCTTTCTTTCATACACCTGATGTAGAAAAGGAACTTCTTATAATGACAGAGATTAAAGGAGAATTCTCTACAGAAGATGATAAGATCTTTACTGCTCTTGCCTTCTGTAAAAAAATGTATGAGACACCTACATCTAGAGCATACAGAGGTATTGCATCTATGTTAGATAGATTAGGTAGATATATGGAAACAACTCCTATCTCACATGGTAGAGATGGTAATATTTCAGCTCTGGTAAATGCAGCTAAGAATTATGAAGCTATCAGGACTTCATTCAAAGGTGCATACAAAGATCTACAGGATGAACAACAAAGTAAAGTTAGAGGTGGACAAGGTTTAGCATATGACAGTTAATTATGAGTGAAATTTATCAAGATATACCCACATGGGATAATGGAGTTATTACTACAACTAGTTTTAACTCAAGAGAAGAATTCTCAGATTTTGTATTTTCTATATTTAAAATACCAGGACAATATAACTTTAATGCTACATCTTCAGAACTATTTACACAAGAATCTAGAAGTTTTAGAAAAAATAAAGTTTATTGTCTTGCTCCATTTAAATCTAAAGACTTTATAACTTACTGGGATGATAAAAAAATCAAATGCAGAAAAGGTTTTTTAATTAAAGATAAAGGTGACAGCTGGTTTATGACCCGTGAGTATTATATGTGGTTAAACTTCTTACCTATATTTAATAAGGAAATACAGCAGTTTGGTTTTGCAGATATAAGAGATGCACAGTATCATATGACTCTATATGAACTATTAGCTGAGTTAAATTATAAACATGTTGCTATTCTTAAGAAAAGGCAGATTGCTTCTTCTTATTATCACATGGCCAAGTTATTAAATCAGCAATGGTTTGAAGAAGGGGTTACTCTTAAAATTGGTGCAAGTCTTAAGGATTATATTAATGAAAAAGGTTCTTGGAAATTTTTACAAGAATATGCTGCATTTTTAAATGAACATACTGCATGGTATAGACCGATGTCACCAGATAAAGTAATGATGTGGCAACAAAAGATTGAGGTAAGAAAAGGGGATAGAAAAAATGAAGTTGGTCTTAAAGGAACTATACAAGGTATGTCTTTTGAGAAAGATCCAACAAATGGTGTCGGTGGACCAGTAAAATACTTCTTTCATGAAGAAGCTGGTATAGCTCCAAAGATGAATCAAACATATGAGTACATGAGACCAGCAATGAGATCTGGTTTAATTACTACAGGTATGTTTATAGCTGCAGGTTCTGTGGGTGATTTATCTCAATGTGAACCTTTAAGAAAAATGATTATATATCCAACTGAAAATGATATATATGCAGTAGAGACTGATTTAATAGATGGTAAAGGTACAGTAGGTATATCAGGTTTATTTATTCCTGAGCAATGGTCTATGCCACCTTATATAGATGAATTTGGAAATTCTAAAGTAACAGAAGGTTTGATTGCTTTAGATAATCAATTTGAGAAATGGAAAAAAGAATTAGATCCACAGACATACCAGTTAAGGATATCTCAGCATCCAAGAAATATTGAGGAAGCTTTTGCAAATAGAACAGTATCTGTATTTCCTACTCATCTTATAGCAGCACAACAAAGAAGAATAGAAGATAAAGAATATGCTTATGAATTTTTAGATATATTTCCAGATCCTAATGGTAAGGTAAGAGTTGAACATAGTAATAGAAGACCAATCAATGAATTTCCAGTAACTAAAAATACTGAAGATAAGACAGGTGTATTAGTTGTTTGGGAAAGACCTATAGCTGATCCTACATTTGGTCAGTACTATGCTTCTATTGACCCTGTATCTGAAGGTAAGACTACTACATCTGAATCATTGTGTTCTATATATATCATGAAGGCACCTGTTGAAGTAACAAAAGTTACTGGTGTAGAGACAGAAACTTATATAGAACAAGATAAGATTGTAGCTGCTTGGTGCGGTAGATATGATGATATAAACAAAACTCACCAAAAACTAGAATTAATAATTGAATGGTATAATGCCTGGATACTTATTGAGAATAACATCTCTTTATTTATTCAGTATATGATATCCAGAAAAAAACAAAGATTCTTAGTACCAAAAAGTCAAATCATGTTCTTAAAAGATATTGGTGCTAATGCTTCAGTATATCAAGAATATGGTTGGAAGAATACTGGTACTTTATTTAAAGCTCATTTACTTAGTTACTGTATTGAATACACTAAAGAAGAATTAGATGTTGAAACTAAAACAGATGGTACAATAGTAAGAACTAAATATGGTATTGAACGTATACCAGATATAATGCTACTTAAAGAAATGTCTGCATACTCTGATGGAGTCAATGTGGATAGATTAGTTTCATTTTGTGCATTGGTTGCTTTTATGAGAATTCAGCAAGCAAACAGAGGTTATAGTAAGAGAGTAGTCATGGATGATATGGCTAAAAACTTGCAAAAGTCAGAAAATTTGTTTAAATTAAATAACAGTCCTTTCCGTCATATGGGAGGAATAGGTAAACTATTGAATGGTCAAGGGTTTAAAAAATCCGCATTTAAAAATATTAAATAACTATGCAAGTATTTAACGCACTACAATTAAAAAAAGGAGCAAAGACTACACAAAATAGGATGGGTAGTATTACTCAACCTTTACAATTTCTTTCTAAAAAAGATAAAGATGAAGAGTGGGCTGCATGGAATTTAGATTGGTTGGAGTGGAATGGTCTTAAACAGATAAGAAGAAATGCCCGCAAGTTGATGAAGAATTATAAACTTGCAAAAGGTATTATAGATAAGACAGATTATATTGTAGAAGAAAACAATGAGATGAGAGACATAGTAGATGTACTCACCAGAGAAGATGCTTCAGCTTTAGAACTTAAGTTTTATCCTATTATCCCCAATGTAATTAATGTACTTGTAGCAGAATTTGCTAAGAGATCAACTAAACTTACTTACCGTGCCATTGATGAGTTCTCATATAATGAGATGATGGAGCAAAAAAGAAAGATGGTTGAAGATACTCTTATGGCAGATGCTCAGATGAAAATCCAAGCAGCATTATTAGAACAAGGTTTAGATCCTAATTCTCCAGAAGCACAAGAACAATTAAATCCTGAAAAACTTAAAGCTTTGCCAGAAATAGAAATGTTCTTTAAAAAAGATTACAGATCTATGATAGAACAATGGGCTGATCATCAACATAAAGTAGATGTTGAAAGATTCAGAATGGATGAGCTTGAAGAAAGAGCATTCAGAGATATGCTTATTACAGATAGAGAGTTCTGGCATATGAAAATGATGGAAGATGATTATGAAGTAGAACTTTGGAATCCTCCTGTTACTTTCTACCATAAGTCTCCTGATGCAAGATATATATCACAAGGTAACTGGGTAGGTAAAGTAGATATGCTTACAGTTGCTGATGTAATAGATAGATATGGTTTTATGCTTACTGAAGAACAACATGAATCTTTAGAAGCTGTTTACCCTATCAGATCTGCTGGTTATACTATAGGTGGTCAAAATGATGGTACATTCTATGATGCTACCAAGTCTCATGAATGGAATACTAACATGCCTTCATTAGCATACAGACAATATACATCTATGATGGCTGGTTCTGTATATGATGGTGGAGATATTATTAATCAAATCCTATCTGAGGGTGAAGATTATTATGATCAAGGTACTGCATACTTGTTACGTTGTACTACATGCTATTGGAAATCTCAAAGAAAAGTAGGACACTTAACTAAAATATTAGAATCTGGTGAAGTTATAAATGAAATTATAACTGAGGATTATAAGATAACAGATAAACCTTTGTATGATACTAGGTTATTTAAAAACAAAAACAAAGAGAATCTTTTATTTGGAGAACATATTGATTGGATCTGGATCAATGAAGTATGGGGTGGAGTTAAAATAGGTCCTAATATTCCATCTTTCTGGGGTATGAATAATCCAGGAGGTTTTTCACCTATCTATATTGGTGTAGATAGAAATCATATTAAACCACTTAAGTTTCAGTTTAAAGGAGATAACAGTCTTTATGGTTGTAAACTTCCTGTAGAAGGTGCAGTATTTTCTGATAGAAATACTAAGTCAACTGCATTACTAGATTTGATGAAACCGTATCAGATAGGATACAATATAGTTAACAATCAAATAGCTGATATTCTTGTTGATGAACTTGGAACCGTAATAATGTTGGATCAGAACTCCTTACCAAGACACTCTTTAGGAGAAGATTGGGGTAAAGGGAATTATGCTAAAGCATATGTTGCTATGAAAAATTTCCAAATGCTTCCACTAGATACATCTATTTCTAATACAGAAAATGCATTAAACTTTAATCATTTTCAGAAACTAGATCTTTCTCAAACAGAAAGATTAATGTCAAGGATACAATTAGCAACTCACTTTAAACAACAAGCTTATGAGGTAATTGGAATCAATCCTCAAAGAATGGGACAACAGTTATCACAAACTACAGCAACTGGTGTAGAGCAAGCAATGAGTGCTTCATATGCACAAACAGAAACTTTCTTTATACAACATTGTGATTACTTAATGCCAAGAGTACACCAGATGCGTACAGACTTAGCTCAGTATTATAATTCAAATAGACCATCTGCCAGACTTACTTACCTTACATCAGCAGATGAGAAGGTAAACTTTGAAGTAAATGGAACAGAATTACTAATGAGAGATCTAAACATATTCTGTACAACCACAGCAAACCATAGAGCTATCCTAGAGCAATTAAAACAAATGGCTCTTAATAACAATACTACAGGAGCATCTATATTTGACTTAGGTAAAATAGTTAAATCTGACACTGTATCAGAACTTACTTCTGTACTTAAAGATTCTGAACAAAAACAACAAGCTCAGAAACAACAAGAAATGCAACAACAACAACAAATGCAACAAGAGCAAATACAATCTCAAGAAAAACAAAAACAAATGGAGATTGATGCTAATGAGGCAAGAGATGAGAAGAATAGACAAAGAGATATTTTGGTTGCTGAAATCAGAGCTGCAGGTTATGGAGCTATGAGTGATGTAAACAAAAATGAAATGTCTGACTACAATGATGCAATGAAAGAAATCAGAGCAACTGAACAATACCAAGAACAAACAAGTTTGCAAAGAGAAAAGGAAGTAAATAGAATGAATCTAGATACTCAAAAGAACCAAATTGAGAGAGAAAAAATACAATCACAGAGAGAGATTGCAAACAAACAACTACAAATTGCACAAGAAAACAAAAATAAATATGATAAAAATGCAGGAAAATAAATCTAGTTAGCTATATAATGACAAAAAAGTTTTCCTGTATTTTAAATTTATCAAGTTTATTTTGTATATTAAAAGTATAATTAAAAACCAACAACAATGAATGAACCAGCACAGAATCTAAATGAAGAGGTACTAGACTCTACTACGGTAGGTCAAGTAGATGTAAACATTGATGAATTATTTGGTAATCCAGGTGCAGCTAATATAATGTTACCTGAGGATGAAAAACCAAAAACTATGTTTTCAAAAGAAAATATAGACACTACGTTCCTTGATAATACAGTAAGCACAGCTTCAGAAAGAAAAGAAGCAGCAGAGAAAAAAGCAGAAGTAGAAGATACTATTGCTGAACTTGATGGATTAATTTCTCAACAAGAAGATCCTACAACTAAAGGAAGACCTAAGGTAGATAAATCTGGTCTCTTTGAATTGGCAGAGAAAATGATTGAAGAAGGTAGTCTTATTCCTTTTGATGATGATAAATCTTTAGAGGATTATACTGCAAAAGATTTTAGAGAATTATTTGAAGCTAACTTTCAAGAAAGAGAAAATAAAGTTAAGCAAGATGTTCCAAGAGAGTTTTTTGAATCTCTTCCTGAAGAATTACAAATTGCAGCTAAATATGTAGCAGATGGCGGAACAGATCTTAAAGGGTTATTCAGAACTCTAGCATATGTAGAAGAAATGATACAACTTGATCCAAGTAATGAAAGAGATCAAGAAGAAATTGCAAGACAATATTTACATGCTACAAACTTTGGATCAGCAGAAGAAATTGAAGCTGAGATAGTAGATTGGGCTGACATGAACAAATTAGAACAAAAAGCTAAACAGTTCAAACCAAAATTAGATAGAATGCAAGAAGAAATTGTTGCAAGACAATTAGCTGAGCAAGAACATAAAAAAGAACAACAATCAAAGCAAGCAAAAGCATACACTGATAATGTATATAATACACTTGCTACAGGAGAAATAGGAGGAGTTAAACTAGATAAGAAAATCCAAGGTATGTTATATACAGGATTAGTACAACCTAATTACTCATCTATCTCTGGTAAATCTACAAACCTACTAGGACATCTGTTAGAGAAGTATCAGTTTGTAGAACCAAGACATGATTTAATTGCAGAAGCCTTATGGTTACTTGCAGATGCGGATGGATACAAAGCACGTGTAAGAGAACAAGGAAATAAACAAGCTGTAGAAAAAACAGTTAGGCAATTAAAAACTGAAGAGTCTAGAAAGCTTACAGGTTCTTCTAATAATGGAGAAACTGATGAAGAAAGAAAACCTCTTTCTAACAATAGATCACAACAAAAAACAATATCAAGACCGAACAATATGTTCAAGAGAACTTTTTAATTTAGTAACAAACAAAAACAAACAATAAAATGGCAACTCCAATTTTAAACAATGGTATCTTTCTACGGGATACAGCCTACGCGGCAAGTTCACATGTAGACTCTTATCACTTGGTTAACATGTTAAAAGATGCACAACCTATGGACTTAGGTCCAGTAGATCTTTGGGCTATGGCTCAAAAGGTTGAAATGCCTCTTTATCAAATGTCTAGCTTTGGTGGTAAAAATGTAATTATGGTTGATAATGCTCGTGGAGAGTACAGATGGCAAACTCCGGTTTCCATTGACCTACCTTATATCCTTGAGGACATTGAACCAGACAATAACTTTAAAGGTATTGAAGGAACAACATTCCGCATCAAATTAAGCAGACGTGAGTTTGGTCATGGTGATATCATCACTTATGATAAATATAATGGTGTTGAGATGTACATTACTGCAGAAGATATTCTTCCTATAGGTGATGGTTTTATCTATACTGTACAGTTAGTAAACAATGATAACTTCAAATACTTGGATAACAAGTATTTAGCCAATGGTACCAAAGTATTCCGTAAAGGTTCTGCTAGAGGTGAGTATGGCGAAAGATTTTCAGACATCCAAACAAGAGCAGGATTCCGTGAATTCTACAACTTTGTTGGTGGTGCTGAAGCTCACGTTCATTATTCTATCTCTTCTAGAGCTGACTTAATGATCAAAGGTGGAATGAATGCAGATGGAACAGTTCCTGTAACTGAAATCTGGAGAACATTTGATTCTAACCTACAAGATCCTTCTGTTGCTAACCTAGAGGATATGGTTAAAAAACTTGGTAAAGACAAAGTTAAAAAAGCATTTGATAATGGTGATTTATCAAGAACTTTCTTAACTGCTATGGAATCTGCTCACTTGAGCAAAATTGCTACAGATATTGAAACCTACTTAATGTGGGGTCAAGGTGGTAGAGTTAAACAAGATGGTCCAGATGATCTTAGATTATCAGTGGGTCTTTGGAAACAATTAGACAACTCTTTCAAAAGAATCTATAACAAAAATAACTTTACATTAGATTTATTCCGTGGAGAAATCTACAACTTCTTTAATGGTAAAGTTGAATTCCAAGGTCCAGATCCAAAACGCTCTCTAGTTGTACAAACTGGTATGGGTGGTATGAGAATGGTAAATGAGGCTATCAAAAGAGAAGCTGTATCTTCTGGTCTATTAATTCAGGCTGCTGATATCGGAGCAATCACAGGTAAAGGTATGGACTTGAACTTTGGATTTGCATATACTTCTTATGTAATTCCTTTCTTGGCAAATGTTAAGTTTGTACTTAACCCAGCATTTGACAATGTTCATACAAATGATATTGAGAACCCAATCATTGATGGTTTCCCATTATCTTCTTACTCTTACATTATCTTTGATATCACTGATAACACTAATGATAATATCTTCTTATTGAAATTATCTTGGGATAATCAATTGAAATGGTGGTATCAAAATGGTACTATGGACTACATGGGAAGAACTCAAGGGTTCCAATCTTCAGGTCAGTTCAATGGATACCGTGTAATGATGTCACAAACAATGCCAGCTATTTGGGTAAAAGATCCAAGTAAAGTATTGAAAATTGTAATGAGAAATCCAATCACTGGAGGATCATTCTAGTAATAAACAAATTAGAGAAGGAGGAGGTAAATCTCCTCCTTTTTTAATATATTTAACCAACAATTAAAAACCAACAACAAATGGAAAATTTTACAATGGTAGAAACTGGTAAAGGTGCTATCAAAAAAACAGCTATTGCTGTAAGACCTTATTTTGATAAAACTGCATCTAACATGGGACTTGAGTCTTATGGTATGAGCATGTTTGATGGAATAAAACATAATGAACAACTTGCATGTTTAGATAACAATGGTGTAGTAAGATACATAACCGGACTTAATGAATTTGCACCTGAAATTAAACTCCTTCCTACAGAAGAAAGAGAAGCTAGGATAAGAGAGATAAGAAATGCAATAGCTGAATTAGAAAAAGAATTAGTAGCTAATGTATTAGAAGTAGAAGATCCAATGTTCTGGAATAAAGTTAAGTTGTTACAACCTAACAATGCAGAGTTTTGGAATAAGATTACTATTGGATGTGGTAATGAACCATTATATTTAAATCCAATTGATCCTTATGATAGAATTAAACTTTATGCAATTGAGGCCGGAGGGTTTTCAATAGTTGCAAAAAGTTATGAGGATGCAAGATCAAAAGCAGTTCCACCTAAATTTTATTTAGATAAGGAAGAAGAAACTGTAATGGTAAGAACTGAGTATAAAAAACTTAGAAATAAAGCTCTTGCAGAATTACAAAAATTATTTGATAAAAATAGTACTAAACTATTCTACATTGCAAAAGTTGTAGATATCAATAGTACACAATATAAAAAATCTACACCAAATGATGTTATCTATGAGAACATGGATAGATATATTAATGGTGAAGGAGGAGAGACTAACAAGGAAAGAGCAGCCAAATCATTTACGGATGCAGCTAATTTAGACATGGAAGCATTAAAAATTAAGTCAATTGTTAGGGATTCTGTTTTTTTTAAGTATATTGTTAATAAGGCTGATGGTTATATATATCATACTAAATCCGGAGCTATGCTTGGAAGAAATGTATCTGATGTAATAGAGCACTTGAAAAACCCTTTAAATGAGGATGTTTTAAAAGATCTTAACCAAGCTTGTGAAAAATATTGGAACTCTTAAAACTAAAATAAAATGGCAACTTACACTACAGGGAAAATTAAAAACCCAAATGCAAAAGTAACAAAACAAACAACTCCTAAAGGTAGAGTTGGTGGAACATCTGTTGCACCAGGTAAAGAAGCAGTTAAATCTGCTAAACCAAAAGGAAGAGTTGGTGGAACTAGTACAGCACCTAAAAAAGCATCTCCTTCTAAATAAGGAGATGTTTTAATTTTAAATTTTATTATTATGGCAAGACCTAAAAAAACAGTTGCTGAACCAAAGGTAAAAGCATCTAAAGTAGAAAAAGCTCAAGTTAAAAAAGCTAAAGTTGAAGTTGAAGTAAAAGAAGAAACAATAGTTGAGAAAGTGGAAGAAGTAGTAGAGGCTGTTGCTGAAAAGATTCTTGAAGTTAACAAAGCTGTAGTAGCTGAAAAATCTTCACTTGAAAGTTTAAAAAATAAAATAGTTTCTAAAGCTAGATTTATTTTACAAACAATCCGTGGTTAATACTATATAACAATGGCTAAGAAAATGATTAAAAGAGCAGATGGTAGTTATTCACAAAAAGGATTATGGGATAATATCCGTGCTAATAAAGGATCAGGTAAAAAACCTACAGCAGAGATGCTGAAGCAAGAAAAGAAAATTAAATCTAAAACTAAAAAATAAATATTATGAAAAAAGTAATTTTAATTTTAAGTGTAATTGCATTAGCATCTTGTCATGCAGTAAGTGAAGGACCTCTTCCAGTAGCTGATTCTACTGCTGTTGATAGTTTAGTAATTGATACTTTAGTTGTTGTATCTGACTCAGTTAAAGTAGACTCTTTAAAAAAATAATTATGGCACTTAAGAAAACATCTTCTAAGAAAGATTTACCTAAAGCACAAAAAGGTAAAAATGTTAACTTTAAAAGTTCTAATTATTGGGCTGATGATTATTCTTTAGATACTACTGGTTTAGCAAAAGGTAAATCAAACTATTATCCTTATGAAAGAAGTAATGGTACAAAAGGTGTTGTTACTACTAAAGAAGCTAAACAAATTGTAAAGGATGTTAAAAGCGGAAAATTACAAAAATCTGATTATTATAAAAAATCAGGTGGAGCAATAAAAACTAAAAAGAAAAAGTAATGGCAAAGACTCCAGCTTGGCAACGCAAAGAAGGCAAGGCTCCTTCTGGTGGTTTAAACGCAAAAGGTAGAGCTTCTTATAATAAAGAAACTGGTGGTAACTTAAAAGCTCCACAACCTGAAGGAGGTCCTAGAAAAAAATCTTTTTGTGCTAGAATGTCTGGTATGAAGAAGAAATTAACTAGTAGTAAAACAGCTAATGATCCTGATTCAAGGATTAATAAAGCTCTTAGAAAATGGAAGTGTTAATTTAAAATATATATATTATGAAAAAGTGTATGAAATGTGGTGGTGCTAAAATGAAAAAAGGCGGTTCTACAATGAAAACAACTGTAGGATCTTCTACACCAAAAGGTCAAATATATGGTATTCCTAATGGTGGTCCAACAGGACCAAACTTACAAGGAATTGATACTATGAAAAAAGGTGGTTCTAAAGTAACTGCTGTTAAGGTTGGTTGCCCTCCAGGAACAGTTAGATCTGAATCAGGTGGATGTGTATCACAAAGACCAAGTCCTTTTTCTAAAATGAAAAAAGGTGGGTTTCCAGATTTAAATAAAGATGGTAAAATTACCAAAGCTGATATCTTAAAAGGTAGAGGTGTTATTAAGAAAATGGGTGGTACAACTAAAAAGAAATAGTCATGCCAGCTAAGAAAGATAAAAAGTGGATACAAAAAGCAGTTAATCCTGAACACAAAGGATATTGTACTCCAATGACTAAACCTACTTGTACACCAAAACGCAAAGCTCTAGCTAAAACTTTTAAAAAAATGGCTAAAAATAAATAATTATGAAAAAAACAGATAAAGTTAATCCGTTAATAGCTTTTAGAAAAGCTAATGAAGCTAGACAAGCTGAAGTAAAAAAGTCAATAAAAAAATATCTGGATGGTGGAACACCTACTCCTTTTCAATCTTATATGAAAACTAAAGGAGCTAAAGCATCTGATACAACTGCTACTGACCAAATAGCTGCCAAAGCAAAAGTAAAAGATAAACCTATTTTAAATAAAGCTTATGAATTAACTTATGGGCAAGATTTTAAAAATAGAGAAGTGGGAATGAAAAAAGAATACACACCAGATGGCCGTATAAAAATAAATGGTAAATTTCCTATTGATAATACAAGAGGAATGCATTCTGGATATTCTGATAAAACTAATGCATATAGAAAAGAATTTGAAAGTGATGTAGCAAAAAATAAAAAGACTGCTAAATCTAGTGCTGTAAAAAGAAAAAAATAATAGACTATGTTAAACAGTGCAATTGAAATAAAAATGAAACAAAGGCTGAACAAATTGGACAGCCAAGATTATGACAACATTTATTGTTGGCAGATTGTTGAATCTTTTAATAAAGCTCAGGTAGAATGGGTTAGAAGACAATTGCATGGAACTAACATTGTTAAAGAAGGTGATGAGCAGTCTACAAGAAGGAAAGATGATTTACAAGCTTTATTAGTTACACAACCTATATCTGTTACAGATAAAGAATATTATTACAAAGGTAATCTACCTAGTAATTATTTACAATGGAAAAGAGTAGATGTGTATGCTAATAAAGGTTGTTGTGATAAAAGAAGAATGACTGTATATCTTGCAGAAGAAGGTAATCTTAATCAACTTCTCAGAGATAAATCTAAACAGCCAAACTTTGAATGGGCAGAAACATTTGTTACATTAATAGATAATACAATACATGTATATACTAATAATGAATTTGATATTGCTGAAACATCTTTAGTTTACTATAGACAGCCTGTAAAAATTCAAATAGAAAATTGTTCAGATCCTTACACGGGTGTTATTTCTACCTCAGATGTCCAATGTGAATTAAAAGATGATATAATAGAATTAATAATAGATGAAGCTGTAGCAATACTTGCTGGAGATATTGAATCAGGAAATCAATACTCTAGAAATAGTGAAGGAGCTGAACGTAATAACTAAAATATAAAATGGAATCTAAACCTAGAATGTTAAAAAGAAATTTTGAATCTGAAAAACCAATTAGCAGACCAGAATCTATAACTACTCAATCAAAAAATGAAGTTGTCAAACCAGAGTCTGCATCAAATACAGGAATTGGCGGAAGCTCTTTAGATAATATGGTAGCAGCATGTGCATCAGACTTAATGAATGCAAGAACAAGTTTTCACAAACTGCATCTTAAGATAACAGGAGAAGGTTCTTTTGCAGCACACAAAGCACTTAATGAATTATATGATGCATTACCTGATCATGCAGATTCATTATTAGAAGGATATCAAGGTGCTTCAGAAAAAATATTAAAATATTCTGAGGTTCCTCCAAGAACTTTAGATACTGTAGCTGATGGTATTTTTTATTTAAGAGATATTTATGCTATGATAAATAAATTACAAGGTATGTTATCTTATTCTGAAATTGTAAATGAACTAGACAATGTGAAGTCTACACTTAATTCTGCAAAATATAAATTACTTTTCTTAAAATAATTTTGAAAATTCAAAAACATTTACTATATTATATAGTATTTATTTATTAACTAAAAACAAAAAAACAATGAGTTATTTTAATCATGCGTTTCAAAAGTCCTTTGTAGGAGTTAACGCGGCAAACCCAATGGGTCAAGGTTATACCCAATTAAACTTAGGTGTTCTTGGTACACCAGGAAACATTTTAGAAACTGGGCAGTATGCTTTTGTTAATGCAAAAACTTGGAAAGTTGTTGCTAAAACTGCTTATTCAAGTATAGGATGTTGTAATCTTATCCTAGCTTCAGGATCTCTTTATGCTAATGACAAAATTGGTCCATTCCACGGAGGATACAAAGAGTCTAATAAATCAAAAGAGATTAATCCTAAATATGTAAACAAATTTTATTTTGCTCCAGCTTGTGGTGCTCAAAGTAATGTTATACATGTTGGATATACTCCATACACTGATGACCAAGTATTAACAATTACTGCTCCTTTTACAAATGCTGGAGCTAATATTGCTGATGGTACTTATACTGATATCAATTTTGGTACTACTGGTACAGGAGTTGGTTTTAAAGCAACTTTAACTGTATCTGGTAATGTTGTTACTACAATTACAATTACTAATGCAGGTACTGGTTATACAGCTAGTGATGCGCTTAATTTTATTGGAGTTGATGCTCCAGAAACAGCAGCTTTAGAATCTCAATTAATTGCTGATGATGGTACTATAGCTATAACATTCCCTGTATTTACTATTGCTACTGTAGGTGCAAAAGAAGGTTGTAAAAAAGATTTCTTATGTGGTGAAACTTATAACTTACGTTTAGATATTAAAGGTTCTCCTGCATTAAGATTCTTAAATCACAATGCTTACTTAACAGTTAGTGCTTACACTGGATGTTGTCCAGAAGGAACTATTGTTCCAGTTCCTGTTGATAGTACTTTGGTAATGATTGATTGGGCTTCTCAAATTGTTAACTCTCCATTAATCTCTCCATTTGTATTACCAGTTGTTGTTGCTGAAGATAATTCATTATGGTATAAACCAGGTACTAATACTGCTGGATATGTTGCTCCTGTAGGTTACACTATTGGTGGTACTTGGGATTATTATGTATCTGCTGGTCACACAGTAGGTGAATATGCTGGTCTAGTATTATTTGGTGCTTATGTAGATACTAAATTTGGAGATTGTACTTTCCAAGTATCTGATTTCTATGAAAAAGAACCTGTAAGACTTTATGCTTCTGAAACAGATTTAAATGGTGACCCATGTGCATTCAATGGTATATGTGTTGTTACTGAGTGTCAAGGTAGACAAGCTACTGGTTTAGGTGAAACTGTTTTGAGAGATGTTATTCTTTCTGAGCGTTACAACCAAAACTTCTTCCATTCTGATTTCAGGATCAGGGAGATTACTCAAGGTAACCAAATCCTAGAAGCTATCAGTAGAAATGCAAGTTATAACAAGTTCTACATTCAACATAATGTACCTCGTTTCAATAACCCAACTAGTACTTTTGATAATGATCAATATTTATTAGAAGTTATTGTTGCAAGTGATGTTACTCCAGAAAGTGGTGACGGTTTAGCTTTCACAACTTTTGTTCTTGGATGGTTAGAGGGTTGTAATTCATTCTGTGGTGGTTTAGAAACATTTGATTGTGTTACTGAATGTGAGCCAGTAGTTCCAATTGCAGCAGCAATACTTTAATAATACTTTAAAAATAACTATAAAGGAGAGTGAGAGTTTCAAACTCTTCTCTCCTTTTTTATTTAAATAGATATGGCAAATCATGTATTAAGTTTAGAGATACCTACTGTATTAAATTCTTGTATTTTAAAGATATTAGATACAAGTGTTTATCAAACAAGTTCTCCTAGTATACCAATTGTATGTCCAACATTATCTATAACTGCTCCAGGTTTTACAACTAGTGTAGAAATAGCTGGTACCAGGATGACAGATTTTGTTGATTACGGCCATATTACAATCACAGCTTGTGATTTAGGTTTACAGTCAACAAATTGTGGAACATCTTACTATGATATACCAGATGGAATTTACATTGTTAAATACAGTGTATCTCCAAATACTCAAGTATATGTAGAATATAACTATATGAGAATCACTAAAGCCCTGATCAGATATAATAAAATATTATGTGATGTTGATGTTGCTGCTTGTGATCCTCCTTACAAAATAAAAGAAAAGTTAGAAAGCTTAAGAATGATAAGAATGTATCTTGATGCTGCAAAAGCAAAAGTAGAATTTTGTCATGAGCCTCAAAAAGGTATGAGTTTATATAACTATGCAATGAAACTTTTAAGTAAATTTGAGTGTTCAAATTGTTAAACTTAAAAACCAACAACTATGTCAACATGTTCAAATTGCAAAGGTAGAATGTCTTGCGGATGTCAAAGAAGGACAGCAAGCAATGGTGTTCAATGTTGTTCTTCCTGTGTTAAAGGATATGAGCAATCATTAAAAAAAGATAAACAAGGTACAGAACTTTTAAATACTGTATCAAAAACTATTTGGGGAAAGAATAGATTTACAAATAAATAACTTACTTATATGTTGTATGAAGTAACAGAATCAGAATTATATACTACACCATGTTATAGATTATATAACTGTTTTGATCAGTCAGAAATATATGCATCTAATACAGATTTTAGTTCAAGAGTAGGAGATTTTGTTACTTTAGTTGACATACCAGGATGCTGGTATGTATCATTAACTAATCCATGTCAAAATCCAGAAACTGTTGAAATAGCAGAATCAGAATGCTCATGTGATTTAAAATGTTATACAATAGGTGGATTTGGTACAGTTACTTATGTTAATGATGAAGGAACCTTAAGTACTGTTTCTGCTCCTGCTAGAATATGTTCATTAATCTATCCTAGAGTTTCAGGAAGTGTAAACAACTATATAGTAATAGATGAAGGAGAATGTGGAGAAACTGGTTGTCCTCCATTATGTTTTTTACTAACTAACTGTGAAACTGAAGAAACTAAAATTTCTAATTCACAAAGTTTATTATCTGCATATGCATTTGGTCAAACAGTTACATTAGCTGGATTTAATGGATGCTGGCAAGTTTCAGAAGCAGTAACTTGTGATTGCGCAATAAGTGTAACATTACAATTAGTAAAACAAAGTTGTGAAGACTGTTTACCAACAATTGCATATAAGTTAACTAACTGTTTAAATCCTAGTAATATAATATATAGTGTACAACCAAATTTAAGTACACATGTAGGTAAAACAGTACAAATAGAATGCGGTGTTGAAGAAAGTTTTTGTTGGAATGTAACATTAATAGATTATACACCACCTGCAGACCCTCAAGTTGTAGATATATTAAATTCTTTTGAAAACTGTTATGAGTGTTCAAGAACTTATTATAAACTTACAGACTGTGAAGGTGAACTTGATCCTATTTATACATATTTTAATTTATCATCTTTCTTAGATAAAGTAATTAAAATAAATGATTGTCCTACATGTTGGACAGTTGAAGTTACTACAGAACATTTAAATGCAACTAATATAACTGTAGCAGCATCATTTACTAATTGTATTACTTGTAGTGTAATTGAAACATGTACATGTACAAGAATTACTAATTATGCTACTGGTATAAGAGCATATATATATATTGATTGTTCAGGTAGTGTACAAAACTTTTCACTGGATCCAAAAGAAACTAAGAAAAAGTTTTGTGTAGGAAGATGGATTACAAGATATCCTACTACAGATAACTTAGAAGAGTTTGGAGATTGTATAGATAATGAACAAACTAAAATATGTCCACCAGATCCAACTGGAAGACAAGTTAGACCAGGTTATACTACTCCTTCATGTAATCCAGAACAATTTGAAAACATAACTTGTAGAGCATCAGAAATACTATACAAAACTGTTCTTCAACAAAGATATGGTATAAGTAACTGTTGTCCTGAAGAAGATGATAAATG